GCTGCGGCGCATTTCCGTTGCAAGCGCCGGGTCCGCGGTGACTGCGATGCTGCCACTATCGGCGGCCGACAATCCTTCGGGCAGCGCGTCGTATGCGTCCGCCATCTGCACGAACATGCGAAATTCCTGCGTCATCGACGTAACCATACGGCGATGGATGGCAGATTGTACCTGCGTGCCGGCGTCAATGATGCCTTTCGCCATCGTTGCCGTCATGGACGCGGGCGCGTTCTCCAGCATGTTCAGCACGCCGGCCATGCGGTCACCGAGCGTCATCAACTTTTCAAGCACGGCCACGGAGCCGGGCGACACCGATTTGATCGGGAATGCAGAAAATCGGTTGGCGAGGGGGGCGCCGTCCGTGTTCACCGTAGTGATACGGTTGCCCTTCATTTCGATCTTGTCGGGGAGCCCGAAGCCGCCACCGGCCAGGATACCGCCGTTTTCGCTTTCGCTCTTGGCGGTGTCGACGATCGCCGCGAGCAGCTGATCGGCGGAACCCTCCACGCGATCGAGCAGCGCACCAAAGCCCATCGGAAAGAAACCGCCTTCGGGGTCCGGTAACATGCTGTACGGGTAGAAACGGCGAATGGGGTTGAAAAACAGCTCTTCCTTGGTGTTGACAACCGACTTCTTGGACCAGCGCGGTATGATCTTGACCACTTCGGCCATGTCATCGCGCGAGATGGTGATCGTCCACGGCTCGTCTATCTCGTCGCCGTCGAGGTCAAGCCACGCGTCTACCTCGTAAAATTTCTTCGGCGCCTGCGGGTCGTTGTCGTCGAACTTCGGTTCGTAGTCCACCCACTTGCCGCGCTCAATCGAGCGCTGAATTTCGTACGGGTAGCGGTCAAACTGGTGCGTGATACGCGGGGCGCGCTCCACTGAGCGCACGTTGGCGTTGATAATCACGTCGCTCGTGGACGTCAGGAAATGCGTTGTGAACGCCTTGTCTTCCAGATCGAAGCTGCGTTTACGCCACCCCAGTCCCGTAACGCCCATGTGGACCACCAAGGGGTCTGTGTCGAGCGTCCAATTCGGGTCCTTGGTTCGGAGCTGCGAAGATACCCACGCTGCCAGGCCCTCGCCGCCGGGCTCGCTGGCCTTCGCCAGATCCGGTTCGCCGAGGATGGCGTCAGCAGCGCGGGCCGAAAACTGAATGACCGCGGAAAGGGTCAACTCGGTGGCTGGGGGCGCCCCTTCGCCTGCACCTTCCTGCTCGCGGTTTTGCGGCTCTTTACGGCCGCGCTCCGCCTTGACGGCGTCCAGATACCCCTGCGCCCGACTGCGCCACGGGTTCATGGACGTGTCGTCGATCGCGATCAGCTCAATCAGGTCGGTTGCGAGCGTGCGGCGCTCCGACTGGTTCAGTTCTTCGGCAACGTTGCCAAAGGTTTCCGGGGCCGACAGGTTCAATTTGAGTACGGGCAGCTCGCGCATGATTTGTCATACATCCGGTTTGGGGGCGTTGTCAACGACGGCCCGGCAGAACGCCAGCATGACGGCTTCTGACAAGTCTTGTTTTGCTAAGTTATACCAGTTGCACACGACTTGCACGTTCCCGCGCACGTAGCCCTTACCGGGGTCGATCTGGTCCAGGGACGGCGCGAGCGGGTGGCGGCGCAGTTCGGCGTGCGGGGTCAAATCGAAAGGCAGCCCGGTTTTAGTGCATACGCCGGCTGCGATCGTGGGGTAGACATCGTCGAAAGTAATGTTGCATTCAGTGCCCGCCTTGAATGCGCGGCTGCGAGCGCCGTGCAGCAAAGACAGCGCTCTGCTCTCTGGCTTGGCGTACCGCGCGTCACGCCAAGCTTTAGCTTGGCCGCTCTCTTCGTACTTTCCTACCCGTGCGGCGTTGGTCGCGCGACCTTTTTCGCTTCGATTGTAGCGCGCGGACGCCTTTGCTTGCCCTTCAAGGTACTGCACGTCGCCATCTTCTACTTTTCTGGCGTGCCTGCGACGGCGGTACTCATTTGAGCGTTCCGCATTCGTACGTTGCCACTCGGCAGCACGCTGTTTCGTCGCTTCGATAAATTTCGGATCGCTGGCGTAACGTTCTTTGAGCCGGGCGCTGTTTTCCGCGGACTTGCACGCCTTGCATTTTAGCCGCCATTTGGTGAACAGAGAGAGTGATTTTTCCTGCTTGCACACACTGCAAACCTGCGTTTTCGCATCCAAATTTGACATTTTGTACCGTCCTGCTAGTATTCGGGCCATCATCAATCGCGGACACTCTGGCATCTGGCCAGTAAGATGTCAAGAGGAGGCTGCCACGCAAGTCATTGATCGCAGTTTGCAGTCTAGTCAATATTGGCCTGGATTATTTGCCCTCTTTGGGCTCGATTACGAACGCCTCGCGCCGATCTACCCGCTGTTCTACGACGCGAAGTCTTCGGAAAAGGCTTTCGAAGAGTTTATGACGGAACGCGCCGGCCTGGGCCTTGCCGTACAGCAGCCGGAACTCGCGCCCGTCGAATTCGACGTCCCGAACGAAGGCTACCGTACGCAGGTCACGCATGCTTCGTACGGCCTCGCGGTGGCGATCTCGCGGGAGGCGAAGGACGACAACCTTTACGAGGAAGTCGGCAGCCGCATGATGAAGGAACTTGCCTTCAGCGCCCGGCAGACCGAAGAATACATTGCGCACGCCCCGCTGCAGGTTGCAGGCGACGCCGTCAACGGCGTCCGTGCCGACAACGTGCCGCTGATTTCGCCCAGCCATCCAACCGCCTCCGGGGTGCAGTCCAACCAGCTCGTCTCCGCGAACGTCTCGGAATTGGCTTTCGAGAACGCGGTCATCCAAATCAGCTACGCGCGCAACGGCCGCGGCTTCATCATCAACGTGCTGCCCAAGCGGGTCATCCTGTCCCCGGAAAGCGGCCCGGAAACCCGGCGTATCCTCGGTTCGCCGTTGCAGTGGAACGCGCAGACCAACAACATCAACGTGCTGCGCGCCACCGGCGCCCTGCCCGAAGTCGTCGAGACGCCGTATCTTGTCGACAAGGACAACTACTTCATTCAGACGTCCGAGCAGATGAAGGACAACGGCCAGGGCTTCACGTTCTGGGAGCGCTCCAGCCTCGAAACCCGCGAAGACAGCAACTGGGCCAACCAAGCGGCGCTGATCGCGATTTGGTTCCGCGTCTCCGCCTCGGTCGTCGATTTCCGCACGGTGTACGGCAGCCTCGGTGCCAGTGGCTAGTTGACAGCCGTCTGACGAAATGTAATACAGAGGCGCCCTCCTTGGGCGTTTCCTCCCTAGACTTGAAGGCCCCCGTGTTGGACAAGCCGGGGGCCTTCCTTTAAGGGTCGCGGTATGCGCGGGCACGGCACCAAGCCAAAGTTCAGCTTCGCAGAGACGTGGGGCGCGTGCAGTCGCTGCAACGCACGCGTGGCGTACTCGACTTTGAAGCGTGAACGGCTGACCGGATTGCTTGTCTGCAGTGAAACATCCGGCCGCGCCGTACGTTACTGTCTCGATCCGTGGCCCGCCGTGTACGATTTTCAGGCCTACCCCGACAAGTCGATTGAGCCGCCACTGGAGCCGCTGCCGCTGCGCTACAATCTTGACGCGATCTGGGGCAGCGGTCCCGTGAGCGGCACAACTACGGACTTCGCCAACGCGCCCAAGGCTGCGCCGGACGATGCCACCCGGTTGAACGCCTTGCTGCGCTCAGTGCCCTACTACAAGGGCATGGGCGTATCGGCGGCCTTCGTGGGGCCAAACCCGACCGTGCAGCAAACCATCATCGATTTGACCACGATCGCCCCGGCGGACTACGATGGCACGTTTCTGCCTTCATCGTCGCTGCGCACGGTCACGCCGCCGAACGAAGCAACCGAGCTGGCGAACACGTCCAGGACGGACAAAGACGTTCCGGCGGATACCCTGTGGGCGCCTCCGTGGGCTCAAGTGCAGAAGGTCTAGAATGACGGCAACCGCGGCCCAAATCATCAACAACGCGCTGCACCTGTACGGCATCATTGACATGACGGAAGACGCGGGACCGCAAGACATCGCGAACAACGTTATCGTGCTCAATGACATGCTGCGCGCGGAAATGGCGGACGGCGCCGTGCAGTTCCTCATTCGGCGGATCACCGTGACGCTGCCGGCGGGCGTGAGCGGGCAGACCTATTCGTTCGTGATCGGCACTGCGGCTGCCAGCTACCTCGTGCAGCAGGACGCCGTTGCGGTACGCGCCATTTGGATGAACGACATTAATTTGACCGTGAACCGGGAAACCCGTATGGCGCCATCCGCCGACGTGGTTCGGACGACGTACCCGGGCATCATCACGAAATGGCATCAGGAGCGCCAGGCGGACGGCTCCGTGCTCGTGACGGCATGGCAGCCCCCGCGCGCCGCTGCGCAGGCCCTGATCGAGATAGGCGGCCGTCTGGCCCCCATTACGGACCCGCTGGGGGCCGACGTGGTGGCGCTGCCGCCCGAAGGCATCCACGACGCCACCTTGCTCCTGGGGCGCCGCATCTGCGGGTCCTACGGCCGCAAGCTGGACGCCGTAGGCATCATCGCGCAGGACGCCGAAGCGGTGAGTGCACGCTGGCGGGACTATGCTCGGGGGCAGCAGTGGCTTAGGCTGGTCCGTTCATGAGGAGCTGACGTGGGCATTTGCATCGCGGTCCTCGGTATTGAAGTCCCGCGACTGCTGCGGACGACGTTCATCTGTGACGGCGTGCACGTGTGGCCGCCGACAGTGCAGACTTTTGAGCATGCGAGCGGGTACGTAGGTCAGTACGCAGCGGCAATGAAGGCCGGTTGGAAGGCTACTGCTGCCGGCGGCTGCCGCGTGTTTTATGGGCCGTGTTGCTCTGGCAAAGTCACTGCGGAGCTTAGCGAATAAATGCCCTCAATCAACGTCCTCGGTTCCTTCGCCGATCCGCTCAACTTGGACCAGGGCGCCGGCCAGCTCGTGAACGTGCGGGTCGTGCCGCGCGAGCAGAAGGAAACCCGAACCGCGCAGGTTCGCTTTGTCGGCGCTCCGGGCCTGACGCAGGTCAGCAAGCCGACGTCGCAGGCGTGCATCGTCATGGCGCACGCGCTCGGAACCATCTGGACCGGGCACAACGACGGCTCGATTTACTACGGCGTGGAGACCGGCACTCCGACGTTGGCGGGTTTTGTGGCCGTTCTGCCGGCGCAACCCATAATCCGTTTTGCGGAGGACCGTACGGCGCTGGCGATCGCGTCCAACTTTAACAACAATCCGCTGTGCGCGGGGACCGGGTACACGGCGACGCAAAGCGCGGGGGTCGTCAACGCAGGCTTCGATACGTCGATTAATTTCGATCCGTCCGCGGTGGCCGAACTCGACAACATGACGCTGTGGTCCGGTGCGTCCAATTTTTACGCCAACCAGGACGCCAAGGTTTATCGGTCGCAGCCGCTGCAGCCTGCGAACGTGCAGCCAAACAGTTTCGGAACCAAGGAAGCCCGATCGGACCCGGTCAAGGACGTGGCGGTGTCCGGCCGGGTGCTCTGGCCGCTGGGTTCTAGGTCGCTGGAGCAGTGGTACAACAGCGGCGCAAATACGGACATGCCGTTCATTCCGTTCCCGAACTCGCTGCTTTCGGTGGGCATCGCAGCCAGGCTATCGCGCGCCATCCTCCGGGATCTGATCGTATTCGTGGGGACCGACCGGCGTGTATGGGTTTGCACGGGCCAGTCCGGCAAGCCGGTGTCGCCGGCATGGGTTGATTTGCTGCTGCAAGAGCTGACGGTAACGCAGATCAACCAGCTTACGGCTTACGCCTACGGCCAGGGCGGCAGCGATTTTTACGTCCTGACACTGCCGGGGCTGTGGTCCCTCGAATTGGCGTCATCCACGGGCGTATGGTCCTACCGGCAGTCACCGGGGCGGCTGGACCACGCGGGACGCTGCGCCACGGAGCACGATGGCGGAATTACCTACGTGGGCCTCGATACCGGCGAGATTTGCACGCTGGATCTCAACAGTGCTTCAGAGCCGGCGGGCGTGCTCTCCCGCATCATGATTACACCTTGGGTGTCGGGCCAGGAAACGCGCAACAATGTCGACGAAGTCGAATTGACGTCGTCCATGGGGCCGTCGGCCGGGACCTTTCAACTCGACTGGTCCGAAGATGGCGCAAAGACGTGGCGCGGCTTACGCACGATTACGTGGCCTGCAACCGGTCTCCGTCGCGGTATCGGCTTCAACTTCGGATCGTCGCGACGGCAGCAGTTCCGCATTCGCTATTCAGGCACCAAGGCGCCGTTTACGGTAGACGAGTGGTACGCTACGGTGACGGCTGGTTCATGAACTCCCGTGCGTGCTTCAGCAGATCCTTGCGCCCTCGCAGCTCGACTTGTACGGCCTTCGTGATCGGCGTGTGGCGTTCGTACACTGCCATGATAGGGCGATCGAACCGGGCGAGGTGCGCGAGCAGTTTTGTCCGGCTCGCGGCGTCGAAAGTCTGCAGTTTGTGCGTGCCGTCGACGGCTTCGTACTGGATTGTGAACATGGTCAAGTCACTCCGTAGGCGAAGGGGCATCGCGAACTGTGAAACACCGCCCGCGATCCGCACGAACAACGCACGGGTTCGATGATGTTGCCAGCGCTATCCAGTTCGACAGTTTCAACCCTGCCGTGTCGGTACCGCAACGCCGTCGGCTTGGGTGCCGGTTGCGAGCCCATCAGTGTTTCACGAAGAGACTTTTCCAACATTCTCGCGAAGCGCGCGGAAACCTCCGGGTCGACGTCGGCATTACCGCACGGTATGATTTCATGCCTAAGTGTGTATTCAGTCATGCTCAAGTCTCCTCTGTACGTAACCGTACGTCATACAGCCGGATAAGTCAATGGCCTTGAAGTTGCCGCCCCCGCCACCCGTAGCAGTTCAGGACCCCGTACTAAATCGGTGGTACCTTGAACTGACGTCCGTCTTGGCGTCAAGTGGCGGTGTCGATCCGAACGCCATTCCGGGGTTAAGTGCCGCCATAGCGCAGACCGCGCTAAATACTGCAGCGATTGCCGTACTCCAGACCGGCGGTTCAGGCAGCACGGCAGCCATTGCCGCGCTGCAGAGCCAGGTTCTCGGGTTAAACTTCGCCCTCGCCGCCGCGAACAGCAGCATTACGACGCTATCGGCGCGCAACCAGATCCTGAACGGCGCGGGCGTGCCCGGCGCAGGGCTGGGCAACAACGGCGATTCGTACCTAAATAACACCGGAGGCGCAGGCACGCGACTGTACGGCAAGATTACAGGAGCGTGGGTGGCGATTGCTTAAATGTGATGTCAACGCTAAAGCGGCCATGTTTCGGGCTTCAACGGATCGTAGTCGACTGGCAGCCATCCGTTCTCGATGTATCGCTTGATGTGTGTCAGGTGCACCCTGTTCAACATCGTGAAGGGCGAATAAAGCTTGCGGCCGTTAGTGGCATTGCAGCGGCGTCGCAGGTTGACGTTCGTCCACCACCACATCTCCTGCGTCTTCTCGTTGAATGTCGCCCATTCGCAGTCATCTAACGGGAAACAGCCGATGCAAGTCGCTGGCCCGTATGGCGTCATAACGGGGAACGGGTCGATCGGATTGAAGTCAGTCATGCCTCGTCCTTGTCTGCTAATTAACGACCTAAACTAAAACAACGTAATCGCGTTGATGACGCCTTGGAACTCCTCCAGCGTACGGACAATAAAGTACGTGTTGCCGGCGGTCTCCCAATCGCATTGGAAGATCTCTTGCGCCTTGTCTTGGTCGCCTTTGTCGTCTTTCAGTTCGATCGCAACGGCCCGGCCAGTCGGAAAGGCGAGGTAGTCCGCCACGCCCGGCCGTACCCCCATGCGCTTGAAATGCACCGCTGCACCTACCGAGCCCATGCGTTCATTGGCAACGTGAAAGATCAGCAGCCGGCGCCAGACCCCGGATTGCTCCATCCACTGCTGGCATCGGTACTGCAGCCCCTTTTCTTGGCGCTTTTTAGCGGGCTTTTTTCGGGGGCGTGAGGCCAAGTTCCACCAGTCTCTTTTCCTGCGGAGGTAACCACGTCTCCAGCGCAGCTTGCAGGGCTGCGGAGCGGGTCACCAGGTCGTCGTTGTCGATATTGCGCACAACGAAGTCCACGCGCGCCACCGTGTCTTTCGGCAGCCGGGCGGATATCATGGTGCTTCTGTTGTTGCTTTTGCGTTTCGCCGTCATAGGTGCTACCCTTACCCTAAGCTGTATGACAGTGCAAGGGGCTTGAAGATGGGCTTTGGCGAAGGGCTAGGCGCCGTGATTGGAAGCTCGCTTGCTGCGGACCATCTCGACAGCGCAAACCAGGGTATCGACAGCATCGGCCACAGCTTCCAGGGCGCCACGCAGCCCTACAATCAGTTCGGGCAGTCGTTCCTGCCGTCCGCCAGCGGAGCCGTGCAGCATATCAGCGACGTGGCCGGGACGTCGAAGCCGTACGAAGATTTTATGAAGGATTACGAGACGTCGCCCGGCGCCAAGTACCAGATGGACCAGGCCACGGAGGCGCAGAACAACAGCGCCGCGTCAACCGGCCAGCTCTTGTCCGGGACCAACGAACGCGCTCTGTCGACGATCAACCAGGGCATCGCCAGCACCTACGCAAATCATGCGTACGGCTCGTACCTGCAGGGTAACCAGCAGCAGTTCGGCCAGCTCGAAAGCGCCCTTGGAAACATGTTCAACGCGATTGGTGTTGGCACCACGGCGACCGGGCAACAGGCGGGGGTGGACGCGCAGCAGATGAAAACGACGGGCGACATTGCCGCAGCGCAGGCCAAGAACGATCAAAGCAAGGGTTCCGGCCTGGGATCGATGTTCTCGGGGCTCGGTACCGCGGCGCTGATGTTCTGATCGTTGGTGTGATGTTAGCGATGCGGCGAAATCTGATCGGCGATGTCAAGCACATAGTCGGCCCAAGCGTTCTTCAACTCCTCGGACTCGCCCATGGCGTGTTCTGGGAACTGTGTGAGATAGCTTCGCATCTCTAATGCGATCAGCTGACGGATGCGCGTCTTTACCTTCTTGGGGACCGGCGGCTTTGTCATGCTTCCGTCCTTTTCTGATGTTAACGCAAAACCGTTCGGT